CGGGGCAAGACCGCATCGGTTGTTTCTGAGTCGTATCCGCACCTCGAAAAAGGAGCGATGCTCGACTTTGAAGGCATCATGAAGGATCGCGGCTATTGGAACGATGATCGCTGGAACCAGACCAAGCACACCTACACGTTCGAGACAGGATGCAGGCTTGAGTTCTATGCGCCGGACACCTATGGCAAAGCACACGGCCCACGCCGCGATGTTCTCTTCATCAACGAGGCCAACAACCTTGATTACAAGATCGCTGACCAGCTCATCATCCGTACCCGCGAGATCGTGTGGATGGATTGGAACCCGACGAATGAGTTTTGGTTCTACACGGAGATGCAAGGACGGCGCGATGACATTGACTTCATCACGCTCACTTACCTCGACAACGAAGCGTTGGGCCAAACGACGATCAACGAGATCGAATCCCACAAGAATAACAAGTCGTGGTGGCCGGTCTATGGATTAGGACAGCTCGGCGAAGTTGAAGGGAAAATCTACAAGGACTGGCAGATCATTGATGCCATCCCGCACGAAGCACGGTTAGAACGCTACGGCCTCGACTTCGGCTATTCAAACGATCCAAGCTCGCTCGTTGCGATCTACCGCTATAACGGCGGCTACATTGTTGATGAAATCCTCTATGCAAAGCGCATGAGCAACAAGCAGATCGCCGACACGTTGCTCAATCTCCCGCGTGCGTTGGTTATCGCCGATTCTGCCGAGCCAAAATCCATTGACGAGATCAAGGGATATGGCTTGAACATCATCGGCGCTCAAAAGGGCAAAGATTCGGTCAACAACGGCATCCAGCTTGTCCAGGCGCAAGCAGTATCAGTTACCAGCCGGTCGCTCAACATCATCAAGGAATATCGCAACTACCTGTGGATCATTGACCGAGACGGCAAGGTGACGAATGTACCGGAGCACGAATACAGCCATTCGATGGATGCGATCCGGTATGCCATCGTATCGCTCACGCACACGGTTTCATTCGTGCCAGCACCGACGACGGGGCTTGTAAAGCCGTTTCCGGGGATGACGGCTTAGGGTATTATCGGACAACCGGCCCCCAGCATCAGATTTAGCTTTGAAAATCATCATCGAGGAGAAGTCATGGTTTTTAGGCAATCCCTTACCGTTTTTGTGTGCGCATTTATGAGCATTTCGACTATCCATGCGCAAAAGAACAGCGCACTCAACAAAGTGCTCAACGCCGAAAACCTGACACCGGTACCAGCCGGAAACCCAGACTATAAGCCTGGCACTCTTGTTGTTTTCAGGAGTGGTGCAAGTCCTGACCCTAATTTTCTAGACAAGGCGATTGCAAACATGACTGCGCAACCCGCGCAGCTAACGATTACTGGCTTCACCATGAAGACCGATAATGAGTTTTCACTTGCGGCGACGCTATTCGGCGTTCCGGTAAAACCCTCGGTTTCACACGGAACAACGTTGACGACGGACCCAATGCAGCTACAGGGATGGGAGCTATCACCGGAAGCACTCGCAGCAATCACCGATCCTAATTCGCCGACGTTCAAGAAGGCCGAAGACCTTTGGAATAACAAGCTCGGCTGGAAGAACTGGAAACTATACGTCATCAAAGCTGTCTACACCACATCGCACGTCAAGGTCTCATCGTCAAACTCAACTGGCATCAGTTTCGGTGACAATAACTGCGACAAGAGCAAAACGACCGATAGTGCGTCTGACACCAAGAACAAAAACGCGAGTACGCCTTCAACCAATACAGCCGGTCAACAAGGGAAAAACACAAAGACCAATTCGTCGGATTCAAACCCCATCGCGAGTGACGTCAATGCTGTTGGCACTCAGACAACGAGCATCATCAACGCGGTCGATGGCAAGAGCGGTTCGGGATCAGGTGCTTCCGGCAACAGCTCAGGCACCAAGGGTGGAAGTTCAAGTAGTACGAGTCCCCTGATCGCCAACATCTTCAAAGATATTGCTCCGAGCATCAGTGTCTGCCCATCATCAAGCAGCAATGTACAAATCGACACTACTTCACCTTTTCCGGTTGCGATGATCGTGGAAGAGATCAGCTTCGAAAGGGATTTCGTACGAATGAACCTGCTTCCGAAACCCGTGAACAAGTGGTAAGGGATATGGGGATTCGCGCATTCGCGTGTGTCTCCTTCCCTGACTTATCCCCACCCTCATAGCTCTTGCGCTCTCCCGTGTGGCAATCATACTCAGCGTATACCCATGGTTGAACCGCTCACCATAGACCAAATCGCCAAGAACCAAGTCGCTGACTTGTATTGGCGCATGAGGCGTCACCCGCAATGGACGCTCAATTACGAACTCTATCGCGATACCGTCATCATCAACCGGCTCACGCAACGGCAGTCCGTGAACGTACCGTACATGAAGAAGACGCTCAAAACGTATCTCACGCAGACCAATTGGCCGGTAGACATCGAGTTCGAGGATAAGGGCAACGACCAGAAGGCCGAGCTTTTCTTGAACGCCTACTGGACTGAGGTCGCCGACCGCGACCGCCTCGACATCCTTGAGGAAGTTGATCGCAAACAGGAATGGCTTTATGGCCGTTCATTCATGAAGATCAATATTCTCGACGGCTGGTTACATCTTGAGGTTATTGACCCCCAGGACGTATTGCTTGACCGCTATATGAATCCGTGGGACTTGCAATCAGGCCGCAGGATTTCTCATATCGGCATCTATCGCTCCATCTCAGAGATCGAATTGAATCCGCTTTACGACAAAGCCGCAATCAACGAACTCCGTACATTCTTTGCCACCAAAGCAGGACTCATCATTGCCGGACAGAACGCGCAGATCGTCGCAGACCGCGCACAGCGAATGCTCGATATGGGCGTTCCTGATGTCCAGAATCCCATCGTTGGCGAAACGTATGTTGAATTGAACGAGATTCAACAAAAGGTATGGGATGAGGATAACCAGAAGGACGTGGTTATGGTGATCGTCACAGCAAATGCAAATCAGATCATCATGCAGAAGCCGCTTGATGAAATCCTTGGTATCAACATGTTGAGCTGGGCAAGCTGGGCAGGTGATACCGAACGCACCGATTGTTGGAGCGACGGCGGCGCTGACTCCGTTCGCGGCTTGAACCTTGTCGCGAATGCCCGTTGGAGCCAGAAAGTTGAGAACGGCCAGCTCGCGAACTACGGTATGCAGTTCTATGACTCGACAGCGAAAGAAGGCTGGGTACCCGTTGGGTATGACCCAGCACCGTTCGGCTTTTACCCGTTGCCGGGACCGCCGAAAGACGTTCTCCAGACTGTCACTATCGCGCCGATGGCGGACGTGTTCAACGAAATGGATTGGATTGACGGCGAGATTCAAGGCGTCACTGGCGCGACGGCAGTTGAGTCCGGTGATCCCGACCCGAATGCTGGCGGCGCACAGCAAACCGCCCAGGAGATTCAGATACTCGCAGCCAAGGCCAAGGAACGCGCACAGAATGTATCTAAATACCACAAACGCTATTGGCAGGACATCGGCGAAATATCGTGTGCAATCGTCATGGCTAACGGCAAGACGATGACCCAACCGAAGCTTTATAAGAAATCGCAAAAGGGAAAGTATTACGGCAAGACCATTGACCTCGCACAGACGTATTCCAAAGAAGGCTACAAGGTGAAGGTTGGCTCAAAGGCTGACAAGGAATCAAACAGCCTCGACATGATCCAGAAGTTGAACGTCGCCCAGGCGCAGTTCCCGAACAATATCCCGCTCAACAAGATCGCAAAACAGAAGACGCTCGATTGGCTTGGCCTTACGCCGGAAGAGACAAACGAGGTTATGGAGTTTGAAGATCAGAACCCAGCGCCAGCATTGCCGCCGAACCCTTCTGGTATGCCCCCCAATGGCGCTATAAAGCCCGCTATGCCGTCTTTACCGACACCGAGTCCTATCCCTCAACCCATTGCCGCATAACCCATGATTGACCAAATTCTCCAAAAACTAGGACTCACGAGCATTGACGACCTCACGCCAGCCGAACGTGCGACGTGGCAACAATGGACGGCAATCCTTGGCAAGCGTGACGTGACGATTGAAGACCTCAAGAAGATTCTGCCGGTTGAGATCGCACGGGCCGAAGCCGAACTCCTGAAGTACGACAACTCACCGCAGAAAGATCTTTTCCAAAAGGCATACATCACCGCTCTCACCACGATCACGAAGATCGTTGTCACCCCGGAGCAGGAACGCGAGTCATTGAAAGCCATGCTGAAACAAAAGTATGGACTTGAATAAAGGTCGCTAACCATTCACAACACATACATGGACATCACAAAGGAACAGACTCTCATTTGCCCAAACTGCCAAGCAAAGCTACAGGTCAGCGAACAGGCCGTCTTGATAGAGGCGACAGAGCCAATACCAGCAGCCGCAGATTCGACCGCGTAGTTATCCCCACCTTGCCTACTATCGAATAGGCACGCAGAATAAAACTAATGCCTAACGTCTAAACGACACGGCACAAAAAACAAATGCCCGATCCAAACCTCACACCAGAGACGGATACAGTGCCTCCGGTCACAACACCGGAACAGCCGATAGTTGAGCCGGTTGTGGTCAAGCCCGAAGATACCGTTGATTTCTGGAAACAGAAATTCTCAGATTCTTCCCGGGAGGCCCAATTGCTTGCCGAAGCCGAAAGGGTTCGCCAAGCTGCTCAACAGGAACAGACAAAAGAACCAACCGATTCGGAGCTACGGACAGCATTCCCGTTATGGGAGGCTATGAGTGATACCGAAAAGGAGTTGGCACGGCGCACACTCGGCGCGGAACGAGCTGCGGGAAATGCTTCGCGCTTGTCACAAGCGATACAAGACGAACGGGCATGGAATACGAGCATTGAACTCGTCATTACCTCCGATCCTGCCTTACAAGGTAAAGAACAAGCATTCAGGCAGTTCGCATCGAAGCCGCAGTACAAGAATGTCCCTATGGACGTTTTAGTCGGAGCCTTCCTCCAAAAAAACGGTAGCGCACCAGCGCCCACGACGACGCCAAAGCCAGGTCTTGAACCCGGCAGCGGTGGTCCACGACAGGCACCGAAGCCTACATCTCTCACCGCCGATCAGCTCGCAGCACTTCGCACGTCGGACTACAAAGCCTACGTCGAGTACATCACTAAGCACCCGATTGATCTTGAGATATAGGGCATAGCGACGGTTGGGGTTATAACAACACAAAATCCCCATGCCATCCCCATTTGCTACCAAGTTGGCTGAAGCATTTTCAGCCAAAGTGATGAAGGAAATGTATGCGAACAGCGTATACGACCTCATCACAAACCGCGATTACGAAGGCGACATCAACGCCGTAGGCTCCATTGTGAACATCCTCAACATCCAGAGGATTTCAGAACAGGTCTACACCGGCGCAAACTTGTCTCCGGCATCGCTTCAGGAGATCAACGGGCAGCTCAAACTTTCCATCTGGAAATCCTTCTACTGGAAAGAAAACACGATTGACAAGTGGAAGTCCTACATCAAGGAACCTCGCCCGGTCGTCGTGCAACAGCTCGCCCTTGAGCGCAAGAAAAACGTTGACGCGTATGTTCTTGGCTTTTACACCTATCTCGCCGCAGGTAACCGCGTTGGAACTGATTACACGACCGGCACCGTCTCAATTGACGTGAACGGCAATGTAACCGGCTCTGGCACCACGTTCACCGCCGCGATGGTCGGTAAAGGCTTCAAGGCTACCGGTAACTCGAAGTGGTATCGTGTCGCTTCATACGCATCAGCTACGTCCATCGTGGTGCAGCTCGATGTCTATGACGACCCGACCACAACGTATGACGGCGGCGTAATCACTGGCGCGACCTACACGCTCCAGGCGAATACTGCCATCGCCATCACGAAGAACAACATCATGCAGGAGATCATCGCGTTAGGCGTCATCTTGGACAACCAAGAAGTCCCTGAAACGGATCGCTTCCTCATCTTGCATCCGACGATTGCCCAGTACATTCCGCAAGGAACTGGTATCGCATTGAACGTACCGGCGGCTTACCAAGATTTGATTGTCAAAGGGTTCATGACCGAACTCTTGGGCTTCATGATTATCAAGTCACCGCGCGTTCTCGGCGATAACGTCAACGGCTATCACTGCATCGCAGCGAACCGCAACTGGCTCACGTTCGCAGACAAGGTTTTGGAAGCAGGAATCGAAGAAGACCAGATTGGTAACTTCGGTGTCGCTTTCAAAGACCTCTACGTCTACGGCGCGAAAGTTACGGACAACCGTTTGAAGTTCGCAGCAGAATTCTACTGCACAGGCTAGTCAAACCGTGAAGGGGTCGTCTTGTGAACGGCCCCTTCGCTACATTCAAAGGTCGCTACAAATCAAATCTTTCTCTCATGGCACGCACAAAATCAATCAACTTCCCGAACACTGAAACCGAGCTTTCGACATTGTTCGACAAGCTGCAACGTTCGACCGTCCAAGAGCTTCTGCTCTCAGGCGCACTTGCGATCCACGGCGCATCCTCGCCGCTTGCGAAGACCGCGAACACGATCTACTTCATGGTAGACGGACAGGTGTACTCGAAAGCAGCATCCGATATGGCCGCACTTTCTGGCACTGTTGCGAACGCGACGTTCAACGTCTTCGTGTTCTCCGTAAACTCGGCAGGAACGCTTACGACCCAGATGGGAACCGGAGCTACAACGCTCGGCGGAGTCGTCTTCCCGACTGTAGCAGACGGCAACATCACCATCGGCCTCGACGATGGAACCGTTGTCCCAGGCGCGGTGTACGTCAACACCCTTGGCGACTTCTTCCCGTTCTTCCAGAATCTCTAACCGTTTGGTTTCTGCCTCGCAATAACGCGGGGCGGGAACCAGACCCTACCCAATGAAGAAACAAAAGAAAGATTGGATGCAAGATGCCGTCGGCAAACCCGGCTCCCTGCGATCCACACTCAACATAAAGAAGAACAAGACCATACCACTCGCAACACTCAAAGCCGCCGCCAATAAGCCCGGTAAAGAGGGCCAGCGAGCGCGTCTCGCTCTTGTCTTCCGCAAATCAAAATAATGAACCTCAACACACGAACCCCAATTCAATATTCTCCAATCGGCCGTGCGGTGAAGAAGTTCTTGCACACAAAGGTGGGAGCGTTCATCGGCTTCACTCTCGGCTTGCAAGGCTTCAACCAGATTCAGGCCATCGTCACCCGCAGTAACGGCAAGGTTGAAATCCTCCGTTCCTATAACTCGCGCACCGACGTTGGAGCCGCGCTCACATCAACACTCATGTCAGGCACCACGCTTGGAAGCCTCACATCGCCGGCAGCGCCCAAGTATCTCGCTGTGTCATCGAGCACGCTCACCCCGGCTCACACCGACACAACGCTCACCGGAGAACTCAGCACGAACGGCTTCACCCGTGCCGCAGCGACCGCAGGAGGCTACACGGCCCCGGCGTCTCTCGACGCTGGCGCATCGTTCACGCAGAGCCATACCTTCACCGCGACCGGCACGCAGACCGTGGCATCAGCCGCGCTCTTCGATGCCGCAACCGGAGGCAATCTCTTCGTTGAAGGCAACCTCGCAACATCCGCATCCCTCAACTCTGGCGACACGCTTCAAGTCGTCTGGACGGTCAACAACTAGAACTCAATGGCAATCGCCTACGACGCATCGGCATACGGCAATGACGGTGGAGGACTCACGACTTCGATTTCGTGGTCGCACACCTGCACCGGCAGTAACCTCATCCTTATCGTAGGCACCGTTTCAGGCTCGAATGGAAACGTATCAGGCGTAACCTACAACGGCGTTGCCATGACGAAGATCACCGGTTCGAGTGGCTATAGCTCCCAATGCGGTAACACCGTTTTCTGGTATCTCATAAACCCTCCTACCGGATCGCATACGGTCGCAGTCACGCTTGGATCGAGTGACACCATCTCTGGAGTATCGGCCTCATACACGGGCGCGAGTCAGACCAGCCAGCCAGACAGCTACCATGCGAGTTCCAATTCGACCGGTACAACGTATTCCGACAGCACAACGACCGTCGCGAACAATTCCTGGGTTATTGGCTACTTTGTAAATAATCAAGGAACGACGATCAGTGCAGGAAGCGGGACGACCTCACGCGTTTCAGTAAGCGGCGTAGCGTACATCATCGCTAATATGCTCGCTGACTCCAACGGGCCACAAACGCCCGCAGGAAGCGCGACCTTGAATGCTACAGCGGGTGCATCGGGCTATTGGCTCGACAGCGTGATCTCGATTTCGCCGACGGCATCTACGGGGTACACCCGAACGATGTCCGATGCGATCATGAACAGCGCTGGAACGCCACGACTCGCAACCGTGACCCGCACAGCAGGATTCCTTCGCACCGTCAGCGCTTCGATCATGAACGCCGCATCGAGACTCGCGACTCTCACCCGTAGTGGGACATTCACCCGGACCATGGGCGATGCAGTGATGAATAGCGCAGGCTGGGGCGCGATGAATGGCCTCGTTGCATGGTGGAAACTCGGAGAAGGCGGCGGCAGCACAGCATTTGATTCGTCCGGCGGCGGCACAACCGGCACTTGGAACGGCACACCATCAGGAACACTTGGATATTATGCTCCCGGCAAAATAGGAAGCTGGGCCGGAGCGTTCGACGGAAGCACCAATTATGTTGTTTCAACCAAGAATTCAGTCGGCTTAGGAATAACGAATCAAGCCACCTACGCGGTTTGGGCAAATGTAAGCAATTTCACCAATCAGGCGTATCTCATTAGCGATTACGGTACGAATGCGGTTGGCATGACACTCAGAATAGACAACGCAACCACGGCGGAATTCTATGTCTATCCGAACAATTACCGCATTAGCTACACTACCGGTACATTCAATCTGGGGACGTGGTATCACATTGCAGGCGTCATGAACGGCAGCACAATGTACCTCTATGTCAACGGCGTTCAGGTCGGAAGCACATCGCTCGGAAATAATATTGGGAACAGCGCTAACAATCTGACACTCGGTGAGCGTGGCGACCTGATAAGTGGTTCTACTTTTGCCGGCCTCCTTGACGATGTTCGCGTCTACAACCGCGCTCTCAGTTCAGCGGAACTCCTCGCGCTATACACCAGCACATCACCACGGCTTGCGACGGTAGGCAAAGGATTGTTCCGGACGATGAGCGATTCCATCATGAATTCGGTATCACGATTCGTGAGTGTTACGGCAATCCAGTCACTTACCCGAAGAATGGCCGACTCAGTGATGAACTCCGCGTCACGCCTTGCGACCGTGAGCAAGATGTACTCGACGACGCGAACGATAAGTGCTTCAATCATGAACTCAGCATCCCGTCTCGCGACCGTGACAAGTCTCCGTTCGATCCATGCCTATCTCTCGGATTCGATCATGAACGCACGAGGCAGGCTTGCCATCACGAAAGCGTATGTAAATGGCCTGCTCATCCAGTACCTCTCTAAATACAAGACCCAAAGCACGACCTACCAAGACAAGTACGAAAAACAAAACACCGTATTCGACGACAAATATCAATAACATGGAAGGCCAATCACAACCCACCATCTCAATACAGAACGGCCAGCAGCCGAGCGGCGATCACGACTTGTTGATTCAGATTGCAACAAAGATGGATCGTGCCATCTCTGACATCAAGGAGATCAAGGACAACACCACCGCCCGCGTCACCGCTCTTGAAGAAGAAAAGGTCAACTCTGCCGATTTCGAAGAGTTCAAAAAAGCCACGCTCGATATGTTCGAGAAGCAGGGCAAGAAACTTGACCGGGTTTACTCCTACGTCCTCATGGGACTCGGCGCACTTGGTGTGATCGAGTTCGCAATCCAGGTCTATACCAATCTCAAACGATAAAATGCCACGCGTTGTCCCATTTGGAGCGTTCGACGGATTCTCTGACCTTCCAGTCACCGGGACACATTTTTATTCCCAGGGCTTCATCCCATCTCTCTTTGGGTTAGGCACGCAGTATTCAATACTCGACAAGGTGACGAGCGCCGGAATCCCCGGACTCGGATCACCACTGCATTTCACGGTCTTCAACGGCTACCTCGTAGTCCAGGACGACAGCGGCCAGATATGGATGGAGACGACGCGTGGTGCGTACAATTTCACGCTTGTCCGTAATCCGGGCGGCAATGGAGCAGGGTTGATGGCCGACCAGTATGGCAATCTCTTCTATGCCTGCGGAGCAAGCAACAACCAACTCGGCAAATACGACGGTACGACGTGGAACGACACCTTCCAGACCCTCACGAGCGGTCAGCACCCGATGACATGGTACGAAGACCTTGTACTTGTTGTGGACGGCTATAACGTGGATTGTCTTTTCTCAGACGGCACATGGAGCAATACCGCTTTTTCACTGCCGACCCAGATGAACATAACCGCCATCAAGTCGGGGCCAACCGGCATCCTCATAGGCGCGAACTTGAACAATCAAGGTGCGATCATCCTTTGGGACGGCAACGCCCTCCGCTCTAAAGTGCCTTGGAAGTGGACAGCAGGACAAATTCTCGCAATTGATACCTATGGAGAGAATTGGATCGTCAAGACCCAGCGCGAAGCCCTCATCACAAACGGTACGACGATCAGTGAGATGTTCGGCGTATTCGATGACCCGTTATCGTTCAACAACTACGACAATTCCAATGTACTACCTCAGCAGATGGCGCTTGTAAATGATGTTCTTATATTTTGCATAACGTCCCAAAGTGGCAACGTCGCACAGTACGGCAAGATGAAGCCGGGAGTCTATCTCTATTCGCTGTCTCGCAAAGGATGGAGCTACCTACCAGTTGGATCAGGTGCGACGTTCAACGTCCGGGTAAACGCGCTCTATGTGGATACCACCAACAACCGGATTGTCGTTGGATACAGCGCAGGAGGCGTCAATTATGTCTCTGCGTTCATTCCACAGGGACCGACGCGCGCACAGTTCATCTCGGAAGAGCTTGGCTTAGGCAGGATTAAATACCAGCGCACATTTTTTGGCCCAACTGACAAGACGCTAGAAGCGGTGGTCTTGAATCTCGGCATCTTGAATTCGATGACGCAGGCTCAATCACTCAGTTTCAGCGCCTCCGTAAAGGTCTACAACTTCAAGCGGCAGCTCTGGGGCCATGCCGTGACAAGCGGACAGCTTACGAATATGAACCAGTTGCAGGTGGATGCGACGGTCACCGGCACTTACAACGCGCAGGTAGGCGATGAGGTGACGATCCTTGAAGGCAACAACGCGGGAAGCATCGGTCACATCACCGTCATTGCGAACAATGGCGCAAGCAACGAGACGTGGACACTCGACACGACTTTTGCGAATCAGACGGCGGAGGGTATCAACGTCCAGGTCCAGCCGTTCACCCTCGTCAAGCGACAGACATTCACCAACCTTAGCGAACTCAAGAACGTCTTCTTTAGCGTGAACAGCATAAAGGGCAAACAGTTCCTCATCAAAGTTGTCCTCGACGGCATCGAACCAACGCTCAACCTTGAACTCCTCATGTGCTATTGGGTATTCAACGATCTTGGTTACACACAAACATGACGCAAGAAGAATTCGTCGCCGCAAACAAGAGCGGTGCAGTCAGCTTTGAAACGCCGGAATCAGATACCCATGAAGCGGGTGGACTTCCAGCATCAACGGGAATGTCATTGTCTCAATTCTTGCCGCTTCTCATCCAGCTCCAAAGCGTCCAGCAGTTTGTCTCGACTCCGCCGACAAACATCCCGCAGACGTTTCAAGACCAGTTCCAATTTGTCTACGATGGGGCGAATTACTTTCTCTATCTCTATTTCAACAACCAGTGGAACAGCCTGAAACTTGGCAGTAGTGATCTTCCGGGAGACATCAAAACTGCCGGATACAGTACCGCGCCGACCGGATGGCTTCTCTGCGACGGGAGCGCGGTATCGCGTACGACGTATGCCGCGCTCTTCGCGGCGATAGGAACCACATTCGGCAGCGGCAATGGTACGACGACCTTCAATATTCCCGATGGGCGCGGCAAGGTGTTGGCAGGATTCAAAACGAGTGACGCGAACTTTGGCACGCTTGGAACAACGGTCGGCGAAGCAGCGCACGTCCTCACGTCAACCGAGATGCCAGCGCATACCCACACCGTTGGATCGCACACGCAAAGCACTTTCTCCAGCGACATTCTTTGGAACGGTGACGCGGCCCACGGGACGGGTGAAACCTCGACAACGAGCAGCACCGGCGGCGGCGGAGCGCACAACAACATACAGCCATCTCTCACGATAAATTTCTTCATCAAGACCTAGCACTGGACATCAGCCAACAAACCCCTAAACTTAAATCAACACCATGCAATTATCAGAAGCCGAAGCAGCAGTTTGCAGACAGCTTGGCATAGACGTAACCGACGTACTTGCCGGAACAAACACGCTCTTTTCTCAGGCCGACATTGACAGCTACATCAACACCGGCACGAAACGCGCATGGTCTTACAAGCCGTGGACGTTCACCGAAAAGACCTATATGCTCACGATCCAAGCCGGTTTCATCGGGTATATTGACTACCCGAACACCTTCGAGGATGAGAGCGCATTCCGTCTTGAGGTTCCGGCTATTGGCGAGTTCAAAAAGAAGGTCTTCGCCGACTACCAGAAATGGTTTGCGGACTATCCGACCTCTACCGACCGCATCTGGACTGAGCATGAACGCTTCATCTTCATCAACCCGCTTGCCGTCACCGCAGGGCAGGAAGTGGACATCTCCGGCAAGCTCCGCGCCCCGTTCCTTGTAAATTCGACCGACCTGCTTCCGTTTTCACCGACAAGCGACAACCAAGAGAACTCAGGCAACGATGCGATCGTACTGTTTGCCTACGCCGAAGCTCTTGCGAGTGACAAGAAACAGAACACCCCCGGCGCTCGCGATCAAGAGGGCCGCGCCCTCAGCATCTTGGATACTCTTTGGGCACCGATTGGAGAGCTTCGCGCACAGAAGAACTCGCAGAACCGACCATTTTTCAACACACAGAATCTTTTCCCCGATAGGCGCTCGACGCGCTTCGATACAAACATAGGTAATTTCCCATAAACCATGCCCCCAGGAGTAACCACAACACCGACAGCCGCACCACTATCAACGACGACGACCAGCACGCCAGCACCTTCCGTCTCTCTTCCGAATGGCAACACGGGCAATTCGACGGACGGCATCACGCCAAACCAATTTGCGTTGCAACCAGGTGAAAGTGTTGGAGCATATGACACCCGCATCGCGGGGCTTCGCGCAAATGCAGGAGAACCGACCGTTACCGGCGTTCCTACCGACACGCAGAGTGCAGAGGATCAGGTTGCACAGAGTCTTGGCTACAAATCCTATGCGGATGCGCTCACAAACCTCACCGCGACACCCACAGACAGCGAAACGAGTCTCTACAACAGCGCCTATAGCGCCGCAGGGTTGGACCAGCTTCAAAGCCAGATCACCGGACGACAAAATGACCTTGCAACCGCACAGAACAACATCAATGACAATCCTTGGCTTGATGAAGCTGACCGGGTAGGACGTAATAGCACCGTCACGACCCTTGCAAACGCCGACATCAAGAATCTCCAAGACGAATACACCTCAAAGCTTGCAGAGGTGAACGATCTTGTTACGCGTGAGACTGCCGATGGCACAGCGACGACAAATGCGAATAAAGCGAAGCTCGCGGCACTCGAAACCCAAGCAAAGGCGTTGGCGACTCAGGCCGCAGCCACCACGAAGGCCGCAACCGCGGCTCCGAAGACAGTCAAAAGCGCATCCGGCGCGACGTACACATGGAATCCGAACACGAATACGTTCGATCAAGTGCTTCCGGGTAAAGCGTCAACGACAACTGCCGCACCTTCCAAGAACGACATCTCTACGATAGGTTCAACAATGCAGTCGCTTGCCGGATCAGATGGGTTCGTCAGCCCGCAAACGTGGGCTCAGGCGCTCAGTGAATGGACGGCAGCGGGATACAGCACCACATCCTTCGTATCCGAGTTCAAAGGCTACGCGAACACCAAAGACCCAAGTAATAATTACGCCGGACTCTAATGGCTGATCCATTCGCAGGGCTTCTCACAGGCGGTAACCAAGGAACGGCGGCTAAACCCGTCGTTTCTGCCACGCCCCAGCAGAACAGCCCGTTTGCAGGACTCCTCACCGGCAAAGCACCCACTGTAGCGGCTCCGGTTGCCCCTATAACGCCCGTAGCGCCCTTGAAGACCCCAAGCCCGACGATTGCGCCAGTTACGACGATGCCGACCCCTACGACGGCGCCAGCACCAACTCCAAAATTGACACCATTAGTCCCGCTTGCGGCTCCTATGAACTCAGGATCATCAACGCCCACGGCTGAAACCCTTCCGAAGCCTGAAACGCTCCCTCCACCTTCGCTCACCCCGGCTCCGACACTCGAAAAGCCACAATCAGCGTTCGATAACGTCACGGATACCATCGAAAAAGGCATCAACAAGGTCGGTTCTAGCTTCGCTTCGGCGTTCCCATCGCTTACCCAAACGCTTGCCGACCTCCAAACGAACCCCTTGAATCTCGGCAATTCAGTCAAAGCCATCGTCTCCACGCCGTACACGGACGTAAAACAGGCTAGTGATGCCTTCGATACAGCGGTCACGAACCTTGCGACCGGCATCAAGAGCGGCGCACCGGCGTCAGAGGACATCAATAACGGCCTTGAGGCGGCAACATCACTCGCAGGAGGGATGCTCACGCCGATCACGACATGGTTCAACGTCGCAAATAAGATCCCTGTCATTGGCGACATCTCCAAGCTCCTTTTCAACGTTCCATTTGCCGCTTTGGGCGACGTGAGCGGTGATGCTGGCGTGAAAGCGCTCAACATGCTTCCTATTTCTGCCCAGGCGAAGCAAAATCTTGAACCGGGCATCCGCGCGGTTTCAACCCTCGCTGGACAGCTCATTGCCGGGAAATATGTCGCGCCGGATGTCGTTGAAACTCTCACACAGCAGTTCGGCAAGACTGATGCAGACACTATCGTGTCGAAAGCGCAGGAAGTGGCACAAGAAGCAAAGGAGAATCCAAACTCGCCAGCCGCAAAAGCCGTTGAAACCCCAGCAGCGCCGGCAGAAAAGACCGGCCCTGCAACCGAAGTGGCCCCGACCCAAACGCAACCGACCGAACCCATCGAAGAAACTTCCGAAACAAAAATCAGCGGACTCGCCCAGGGCGTCGAAGCGAAGGCAGTCCAAGCTAACCTCACAAGAGGATTCGGCGATCTTCCCGAGTACAAGACAGTGAATTGGAAGGATCAGGCCACAAAAGCCACCGAGCTTGTCTCAAGTGACTATGAAAGAGCCAAGCGGATCGCCATGGGGCAAGAGGCCCCGCCGGTAGGATTATTGCCTGAAAGTTTATTTGTGGCCGTTGAAGACAAAGCTCACGCTGAAAATGACATCGACACGCTCCGCGACCTTGGCACTCAATCGAGCTTGACCGGCGAAGCGTCAAAAATGGGACAGAGAATCGGGTATTTGCAGAATCGCGACCCGGAATCTCCCGTTGAAGCTATCCGCGATGTGCAGACTGCACGCGAGAAAGCGGCCACTGAAAAGCTCGGCAAGGGTGGTGATCTTGAAAAAGCCAAAGGCGACATTGCCGATCAGATCAAGAGCGAGATAAAGAAAGCTTCACCGAAAAAGGAGGATTGGTCATCCTTCGTAAAGAGTATCCAATGCTAAAACATGTTCTGCCTACCCAAAACTGAAAGCGACGCCTTCCTTGCGAAGATAAAGGACGGTTCATTGAACCCGGAGAAGCTATCCGAGATGACAAGCGATGAACGCCGCGAATTCTTCGAGGAGTTCATGAGCAAAGAAAGTGCCAAGCAGACGAATGCTCAATTTGAGAGCAAGCTTCTCTTGAAGAACCAGCAGCAAGGCATCATCAATTGGGCAAAGAAAGTATCAGGCATCAGCCCGGAGGCCCAGCGTGACATCATCGCCCGCGTAAACAAGATGGATGAGGTATTGAATCCGAAGACGCAGGACATGTTCCTCAAAGACCTTGCCGCGCATAAGTTGAACGCAACCGTCACGATGGAAGAAGCAGCACATATCTCCGAGCTTGCGAAGCAATCGGCTGACACCAATGCTGCCCGTGACGCGAATACCAACAACGAGACGATCCTCAACTACGGCAAATCAAAACAGGCGTTCGGAGATTACCTCGACTCGCTCAAACCCGATCCACAGGGCGGTATCAAGAACGCCATCGTCAATGTGCTCAACATTCCGAAATCCGCGCTGACTTCCGTTCTCCATTTTTCGGCAATGGGAGTGCAGGGATGGGGAATGATAAGCACGGGACGCTTTTGGGAAGCCGCAGGAGATCAGTTCAAGTATTTCGCCAATGAAGACAATTACAAGAATGCCCAGGCGATGATTTCTGGACATCCCGACTTTGAGATTGCAAAGACCGCTGGCCTTGGCATCACGAGCATTGACGGCAAGTTGAATGATCGCGAAGAAGCGATCCAATCGAGCCTCATCCAGAAAGGAAGCAAGCTCTTGAGCGAAAAGACCGGCTTACCGGATGTCATCCGCGCATCGTCTCGCGCCTTCACCGGATTCTTGAACTATACGCGCTTCTATCGCTTTGAAGACTTGTTGAACGCCGCGCGTTTGAACGGCGAGGACGTGAGTAAGGGATCACAGGTCACCAAAGACCTTGCGAAAGTCGTCAATGATTTCACCGGCAGGGGAAGTTTGCCATTAGGACTCGACAAGGCGACAGCCGCGCTCAATACGACATTTTTCTCCCCACGCAAAATGATGGCGACGTTCGATATGTTCAATCCAACGACCTACCTTGACCCCAAGACAAGCCCGACAGCCCGTATCGCGGCACTCCGCCAGCTCACGGGAAGTTTGTTGGTCACCGGCTCCGTTCTTGGATTAGCGCGTCTCGCAGGAGCGGGCGTAGACGTGAACCCCGTCAGCACGAACTTCGGAAAGGTGAAACTCGGCAACACGACGTTCGACATGACGGGCGGCAATGCTGCTTATGCGCGGTTGGTTGCACGGCTCATCTCAGGCAAAGAGAAAAGCTCTACCGGGAAGGTCACAAAGCTCGGCGCTCCGATTGTCAGCACATCAAAGACAGGGAAGCCCGTAACGACTCCCTATAACGCACCGACACGGGCAGATGAAGCGTTGAGCTACCTCAGAGATCACTTATCACCAATTGCTAGCACGGTCGCAGATTGGATGGCCGGAACAAATGCTGTGGGCCAGCCAGTGACCGTGAAGTCAGAGCTTTACAACAACCTCACGCCTCTTGTGTTGCAGGATTATATCAACATGTTCAAGAACGACCCGAAGAACACCGCCGCGATCCTGCCATCGCTATCCGCCATCTTCGGAGTTTCGATGGAATCAGATGCTCCCGCACCACCCAAGTCCACGAAGAAGTAGGCAACAAAAAACACCCTCTTGCGAGGGCGTTTTATTAGAACTGTACGTCGGCTCCTGAATTCAATTCGATGATGCTTCCCGGTTGATAGGTTACTGCCGTCGGCTGGCCGGTATATCTCAGCACCATTGTCTCGCCCGGTTGCAATTCGTTCTTTGCGAGGTTCGCATCGCGTCTTCGGCAGGGATCAATTGTCCCGCCTCCAGGCAATTGCACCATTCCATCCGACCCGACGCCGGTACAACTAAGAACGCTGTGTTCATTTCCCGATGCGTCCTTGACTGCCGGAGCATAAACGAACCCTTCGCCGTAGACAGGGCCATCCGTTATTCCGGCGAGTGTGCCGTCCACATCGAGATTGGTTACGCGCACCGCAACGTCCGACGTATTGTTGATCGTCACATATCCATCACCAGTGCTTGTTGCTTGAAACGTTACTGAGATCGTCGTTGTAGCGACCGGCGCGTCAGCCGATCCAACGTTGTTTTCATCATTCATGGTTGGTGGTGTAAAGGTTTGTATCGGAGGAATGTAGGTACTCGTTGCCGCGATTACAGTGCTCGATTGCAATTGTGCCAATTCTGATTCGAGGAGATTCACTTCTGCTGTCAAAGCCTTTATCACGGCGAGGACTGCTAGTTGGTGATTCATATTTTTATAAAGTTGGTTTCGACCTTTATCCCATCACCCTAGCACTTCCTTGGAATACCGCAAGCCAGTTATCCCCATGATGGCGGCTGGACAATATCCGGGAATCTCTCACACTTGAGGTAATGG